CGATGGTGGATGTTCCCTTGGCAACCGTATAGGTGCCGGTCGCATCCCCACGCATGCGGAACCACTGCGTCCCATCAAATACGGTATTGGCAGTCCGAAGCGCTACGCGAGCAGTGCCCGTATTGTCATAAATCCCGACCGAATAGTTAACGTTGGAGACGCCATCTGCTGGTGCGGCAGCAGGACCGAACCCGATAATATCAGGGCTGGTTGACGTGCCAGTTGAGCTGACAATCGGGAGTGGATTTGCCGCACTGACGTTGACATCGACGGCGCCATTGGTTGGGTTTGGGATTGCGAGGGTTACGCGCTGGGCCATGGTTTAATTTCCTTGATATCGGTAGGTGACGGCTTCGCCTTGGTAAAAAACTGTCATGCCTTGATAGGTGACGAAGTCCACAAACACAGGCGGCTCAATAGGCTCTGCTGGCTGCGCTGACCCGACCTCGAAAACACCAGTATCCCAACGCAGCTTCATGATCTCGTAGCTTTCCGTTGGCGCATCGAGAACGTTGGGCTTCACATCCTGAATGCCCTTATCCGTGACTACGCCAAGCGTGCCGGGATACGCCACAACGGTCCTAAGCCCAAGTCTACGCATCTCCATCACCCTTCGGTTTCAGTGCCGCCTGCTGGCGCGCTGCAAGTGCATCCTTGGCCTGCTGATCCAGCTTGGCATATTCGAGCGCTTGTACCTCTGCCAGTTCCTGCCGCCTGAATTCATCATCTGCAACGAACCGCGCATCTTCGGCCATCTGCTCTTGAGCCTGCAGGGCAGCCTCAGCATCCAAATCCATCTGTTTAGTTTGAACGTCAGCGCCTAGCTGAGCATTCTCACGAGTCACAGCCACCTGCGCGTCAAGCTCCTTGGCCTGCACATTTCCCTGCTGCTTGATCTGTTCTTTGGCTGCCTCGACCTGGGGCTTGATCTGCAGCTCCTGCTCCCTGAGCTGCAGTTCCTTGGCTTTAAGCCCGATTTCAGCCTGCTTATACTGCCCGTCCTGCTGAACCTTCTGCGTCTCGATGCCAAGCATGCCCTTCTTGTATTCGGCTTCGGCAGCGTTCTTTTCCGCATCTGGATTCGGCTGTGGCTGGGCATTCTCCATGCTCTCCACCCACTCGTCCACCAAACCCTCAAGCTCGCGGCCAGCGCGATACGGGCCAAGCTGGAACTTGATCAGCCCGCCTGCCATCTTGGCGCCGGCTGGGCCACTCATTGCCAGTGGGGCAAGCGCCTGGGATGCAGCGACAAACACCTGCATGAACTCGTTGCGGCTTTCCTTCTCCGCCTGCTCATCTGGGTAGATAGTGCTGTCCGTCTCGATATCGAAAACGAATGGACGAGTCTTGTTGTCGTCCAGCAGATCCTTGACCATTTCGACCGTGACCGACTGGCTGGCCTTCTCAATCTGAGGCTGGTACTTCGCCGTTACTGCCGACAATGCCTGATTGAGCATCTGCTGTGCGGCCTGCGGGTTCTGCTGGGCGTCTGGCGACTGTGCGGCTTCTTCAGCCTTTTGCCCAATCGCTGTGATTTCCTTTTCTGCCGCCTTCTGCAGGCTGGATATCTGCTTCTTGACCTCGGCAGTCGTAGGCAACTCCATCTGGCTCATGTCGATCAGAGTGTCCCAAGAGAACTCCTCTGCCATAATCTCAACCATGATGCAGACGGTATCGCGGGCAATGCGGACCAGCTCTGACACGCGATCACGAATGCGCACCGAACCATATTGCGACTTGAGCTTCTGTGCGGTCGCAGTCTCCTGCGCATCAGTCTCGCCGCGCATGATGTCGGCAATGCCAAACAACTCCTGCACGTTGCCGATGATTTCGCGCCGCGCTTCGACAGCCGACAGAATGGCCTGAGCTACGATGTCGATCGGCAGCCATTCAACGCCCTTGTTATCCCCAATACTCATGGATGGCACAGGGATAATGGTATAGGCGTCGTAGTCCTCGCCCAACAGCTTCTCGATGGCATCGCCAACATCATCGCCAGCGGGGATAATGCCCTTAACCACCAGCTTTTCTGTCAGCACGTGAATGCGCTGCGTCAGGCTGTTGATAGTCTCTAGCTGATCCTCGATATAGCTGATGTCCGGCACGGGAATGAGCGAACGGCGCTGCATGGTGCCATAGGCAGGGCGCGGGCATGGGAAGAAGCCCTTGAGCTTCAGGTGCGGCTCTCCGCTGTCCAGATACTCTTCGCAGCCCTCGTTAACCCAATAGACCTTCTTGTCGGTCTTATCCCAAACCTCGTAGAACGGCGCCTTATCGTCATCTGAAGCCCATGCGTCATCGCCAACGCGCTCTTTATGGGTGCCGTAGTTGGCCGTCAGGTATGCCTCGCCAGAGTGCTTACTGAATCGCTCCTTAGCCTCAGCCTGCGTTAGCCACGCGATGCGCCAGACCATCCCCACTTCAGCCCATTTGCGGGCGAAGGAATGGCCGAAGTCCTTGCGGTCGAGATGCTCGATACAAACAACCTCGCCCTCATCGTCATCCTCATAGGTCAGCCAGATGACGCCACGAGCATTGATAACCAGATCGTCGCGGACTGACAGCATCACCTGGTCAATGTCGCTCTCATCGAATCCGGCAACAGCCACGCGCTCAAGCAATTCGGCAGTGACTCGGTTGACCGGCTTGCGATCCTTAAACTTGGGTGTGACCACAGGAACAGGCGGGCGAGAATAGATCGAAGGCTTGATGACCTCCACAGAGGCCCAGAACAGGTTGTACTCGCGATCAAGCAGGCGCCCATCAGCAGCAAGGCCAAAGCCCGCCAGCGATTGCAGCGAGCTGTACAACTTGTCGATGCGATCGCACTTGGACTGCCATGTGTCCATACGGCGTTCGGCATCTCCGATGATTCCAATAATGCGCTTGGCGGAACGCGGCTCATCGTCGCCGTTGTTGGCGCCGCCTACGTTGTCGTACGTGACATAGCCGTCAGCCATCAGGCAATGACCGGGCCGACAGAATTGCTGGTCGCCGTCTGCGTGCCGTTGGTGCTAACGCCAGTCGTCACCGCATTGATGGTCTTACCGACATCGCCAGCCAGAACCGTATAGGTTGTGTTGGTAGCGCCTGCGACAGGGAGGCCGCCTACAAACCACTGTCGGGAGAATGTCGGGCTGTTGAGCCATGTGCCAGTGGTGGTGGTTAGAACCTGCCCAACCTGGGCCGTGCCGCTCACTACGGGCAGCGCCGTGTTTCGAGCGCCAACGATCATGCGCCAAATGGCCTTGGCAATGACGCTATCAAGCCCAAGCTCGGTTGCTTTGCGAAGGTCTAGGCTATTGCCGGTAATGCCGGCTGCCAATAGATTGGCCAGCAGCGGGGTCATGCCCAGCTCTTGCAGCCTGCGTGAGTTACCCGTTGCCGCGAATAGCTGCCGGCGCATCTCGCCTGCCAACCCCGCGCCGCCCAAAGCCTGAAGCTGCTGACTGATCGATAGGGGCATCGTGCTTCTCTCCGACAACAATGCGAAATCATTAGCACGTTCAAACGTACCAAACAACAATGAGAAAAAGGCCCCACACGGGTTACGTGCAGGGCCAGTTAGATCAGGGAGGAGATGACCAGCACACGAGGGAGGAAGCGCCAGTCACAAATGATTAGCCCCTCACGCTGTTTGGCGCAAGGGGCTTAAAGCGCTCGGGCATTATACGCTACTAAGGCGTCATAGTAGATTGGCCATGCCGCTCCACCAGAAATTCCATCTGGCACCCAAGATAAAGCCTTATGAGCCGCTTATCCCTTGTTTACATCACCCTGACGGCCTTTGGAAGTGTCACCGGCGCCTTCATCAGCAGCAGCGCGCTCACGGGCAAGCTGGTTCTGCGTATCAACGGCGGTCGGCAGTTCCAGCGCGTCCTTGACGTTGTTCTGTTCAGCCCATTCCTCGATCAGCTGGCTGCGCAGTGCGGGGCTGACATTCTCGGGGATGGTGTTGGGCTGGCCCTCGACGTAGCCAACGGACTTTAGGTCATCGAGAACGGCCTTGGAGATTTTGGACTTGGTCATGGTGTTGGTCCTATGGTTTGGCGTTGTCTGAGGGTGAGGGGATAACGGGCAGTTCCGGCATCGGTTGCCAAAACAGCATAATGCCTAGATCATCGTGATAATCCCCGTCATCCCAAGCCCGGCCATTCCAGAAGCCAAAATAGATGGCGTTGCCATCAGAAAGGATAATTTCAGGGCCGCACTCCCGGCCGAGCCTCTTGCCACTTCCGGTCTTCGGCGCCGTCTCGATCGGTTGCCACGTCATTCCTTATCCGATCCTGTCATTGGTGCTGTCTGAGGGTGGATTATAAACGCTGGTCCGCCAGATAGGGTTGTTTGACCGGTTGATGCCGCCGTAAGAGGCCGGTGCTGGCTTTACATGAGCATAGAACCAATCTCCTGTTCGATAGCGCCAATGCCGCCACCTTGGCTTACCTACAATGCGCGCAAGAATGGGGGTTTTCTCCCAAGTGGGGTTCGCGTCTGCAATCTCGGCCAGGCCCATACCTCCAAAAAGCGAATCAAAAAACGTTCGTTCATAGTTGGGCGTCATTCCTCATCCCCTCCGGCCATAAACTTAGCCTCAACCTCAGCAATCAGCTGGTTGAAATACTCATCACCATAGCGCGCTGGGTTAACGTCTATCGTCACCTTGCGCTTGTTGGCCATGCCGATGAAGCGAATCCAGCCATCACCTTCGGCGTCAACGAGAACGCCCTTTTCGGATAGCTTGGCGGCAAGGTCAGTTGCGATGGTCATCTGCCTCGTCCTCTCGCCCTCAATTGAGGTGCAACTAGCGCTTCAATAGCTTCATCGAGCCGTCCGGTCCGATTTCAAACCTTACGCCCTTCTCTGACCAGAATATCTCCATGCTGCCGCCGTCAGCACCACCACCGGCAACTCCGAAAGAGTTTGCCCCGAGGGCTTCAAACGCGTGCGAGTAGCTGATGGCATCATCAAACAAAGGGTAATCACCGCCAGTTTCCTTCATCGTAGTCAGAACTAGCCGGAGCTGTTCCCATTCTTCCCGCTTATCGTTGTCGCTCATCACTTATCTCCTGCGTATTTTAATTTGAGGTGCAACTATGCCATCGTCGTCATCATCGGGCAATGGTTCTGCAGCCGGCAACGCGCGGCCTTCAAGCATGCGATCGATCAACTGGCCGACCAAACCCAAGGCGTCAACCTGGTCGTCATGAACGCCAACGGGGAAGCTCATCATCTCGCTGATAAGGTCGCTCAGCCATGGGGCGTCTTTTTGAATGTATAGCCCCCTGGTTGCGATCAGCCCTCTAAACGATTGTGCCCGGATAGCCTTATCCCCACGGGTTGGGAATTGCTCTCGCGCCACATAGGCGCCACGGCTAAGCTGCGCTCTGGTCAGGAACGGCCCAACGCCAGACTTGATCTGGCCCGTTTCCTCCGCCCAGCCAATCGGCTTCCATTTCAGCACAAGATCGCAGAATGCATCCACCCACACATCCGAGCTGGCCTGCGCCCGCCATAGATCGAGCAGCCATGGCTTGCCCTCGGGATCAAGACCAACAGTGGCATGCACGGTATAGTCCCCGCCATCGCTCGTCACCGCATAGTCTGAGCCGCCATAGACGCGGAGGCTGGTACGATCAGGCAGGCTGTCGGCTAGGTGTATCCATTCGCGTTTGAAATAGTCGCCCGTGTCTGGTGATGGCCGCTGCTGGAACAATGCCGACCATGTACGAGGTAGCCGCTCAAACTTTGCCCAATGGCTGGTGGGGAACCACTCTGGCCAAATGTAATCGCCAATCTGCCTGCCCAGAGGATCATCCGATCGCTCACACTTTGCAGCAAGGCAAATGACCTCCCAATCCTCGCCGTCACGGCCACGGATGATGCCGCTTTCGCCGTTGTAGTTCTCGGGTAATATTGAGCCAGACAGGTC